GAGCTTTCATTTAAATCTCATAGTAAGATAGAACAAGTTGTTATAAATAAACGATTATACTACTCTGATATCTTTGAATACATATATGATAAGGTGCCTACAAATGTAATCGTCGTTTTTGCCAATTCAGATATCTACTTAGATAAAACTATTCGTAACGTATGGTCGGTAAACATGGAAGATAAGTTCTTTGCTCTTCTACGTTATGAAGATGGAGAGATTTATGGGCCGAGACCAGATTCTCAAGATTGTTGGATTGTATCATCTACTTCTGTTAAAGCTAGATCTAATAACTATAAAGATATATCATTCTCTTTTGGTATTATGGGGTGTGATAACGCAATTTCTCTAGAGATGATGAAACAGAAGTATTTAGTTTTAAATCCAGCTTTAACTATTAAAACACATCACTTACATAAGTCTGAAGTTCGTAACTATAATCCTGAAGATATTGTTCCAAAATCGACTTACTTATATATTGAACCAACCGGTCTACATGATATGGAAGCAGTGGTTCACTTACAAAATCGAGTAGAACGGAAGTTAACATTTGAATCATTTGACCGACCTATTCAGTGTTCTAGCGTAACTAGAGCAAATACTTTCTGTTCTATGGTAAAAGATTATAAGTATTTAGTAAATGATGATAACAGTGTGAGCGAGATAAGTCAACCTATCTATAAGTTTAGCAACGTATTTCAGACTAATACGGGATTAGTATACGATTACGATAAGATTTATGTTGGTAAATCAAAAGTTGGGAATGAAGCATGGGCTCAAAGTGATATAAGCACTCTTACACCATCTGTTACATCTGAAGTATCATATGTTGCTTATATCCCTGAAGAGTATGTATCTAGTGTTGAGAACTATGTTCTATACTACTTATCAAAAATTTTAATTATGAAGAGTGTGATTAAGAAGAGTGGTGAGTTTTGGTGTCCTAACGAATCATCATTTACAAGTGTTCTTCGTCTATTCAAATGGGATCAGAAACAGATGCCTTTACTTTCAAGAAACGAGAGTCAATTAGCGTTTGTAAATGAAGCTTATGTATGGATGCCTTCTGATAAGAGTATCGTTACTAGAGAACAGATGGCCGTTCTACGTTCTTATATTCAAAACTATGATGATGAAACTACTAACTCTATATGCGTATTCATTGATTCTACATATGTAACCAGTGAGTTTGTAAATATGCTTGAGACAATCTATCCTTCTGTAAATCGTGTGTATGATACAACACCAGTAGCACAGAAGATATCTTACTTACAGAACGCTTCTTTATTAATCTTATCATCATCAATGTCTGGTTCTAAAGCGTATGGATGGTTATGGTGTATGAAACCGGATTCTAAAGTATACGATATTCAGAATGAGATGAGTATTTTAGGAGAAGTTCTTCATATTGCGAACGCTTGTCAGCTAAACTATAAGTTTATGCTGGTGCCTAAGAACGGCATGAGTAACAAGAAAATTTTAGAAGATATTCAAGATATTGTTAATCAATCAGATAAACCGGTAATATTTGTTCCAAATCATAAAGAGGGTCTATTTCATCATGCGGGTGATTCTTTCCGTGAAATGATAGACTTGTGGGAAGAGAGAGGTTATATTGAAAAACAGTTATCGTCTTGTAAGAACATATGGTTACACTCCATTGGCGATACACTGCTATATGATAGACCAAACTATATGTGGATTAAGGAGTCTGATAAAGAAGAACAGAGTTGGAAGAGAGCTCTTTTTGGAAATCCTAAACCGATTGGAGCAAACTCTTTTTCGTGGAGTTTCTGGCCGAGAAGACCTCGTTTAGTAGAAGCAATGTTAAATAAAACGTTTGAGAAGACCAAAGATGTGGTGCTTTACGCTTCTATTGAGAATGAAGTTCAGAAGAGTAATAGAACAAGATACGATTGGTCATCTTGCTGCGATGAGTTTGTGATGAGTGATAAAGCAACATTTTCTGAACAAGAGTATTTAGATAAGTTATCTGTAGCGAGATATGGTCTCTGTTTAGCAGGATATGGGAAGAAGTGCCATAGAGAAGTTGAGTGTATGGCGTTAGGCACCGTTCCTATAGTTAGTAGAGAAGTTGATATGGATAACTACGCTTCTAAACCTATTGAAGGAGTTCACTATTTACGGGTTTCTTCACCAGAAGATGTCTTAGAAAAGGTGAAGAGTGTTAGGAACTGGTTAGAAATGTCTGAAGCTTGTAAGAAGTGGTTTCTTCAAAATAGTAGTGTTAATGGGATGTGGGAATTAACGAAAAAACTTTGTTCTTTATAGAAGAATGCCTAAATGGAAGATTTGGACTTATTACATCTTAGGTTTTTCATTCATTTATCTTATTTATTTTATTGCAGCGAATGTATTCAATGTAAAAACAATTAAAAATCGATACGGAATGGGGACTGATATTTCTTTTTTAAAAATATAAAAAGTCTAATTTAAACAATCAACATCTTAATAAATAAGAGAATGACTCATAAATACTTTGTCCTAGATGGGAAAGGTTGCGTAGAGTTACAAGATACGTTTGGTTCTGATTTAACCGTTGTAAATGCGGCGCGTGTATCTTTTGCAAAAGAGGTTTACGAGTTTAAGGAAGGTGATAGAAAACTTATTAATTACTTAGTGAAGCATAATCATATTAGTCCTTTCTTTCATCCACAGATTCGTTTTCGTTTAAAGATGCCCATCTTTGTAGCACGAGAATGGTTTCGTCATACTATTGGATTCTCACGTAATGAGGTGAGTCGTCGTTATGTAGATGATGAACCTGAAATATTTATTCCTGAAGAGTTACGAGCACGTGATTCAAATAAGAAACAAGGTTCTAAAGATTCTTCTATAGAAAATAATGATGCGATGGTTCAAAAAATTAGAGATTTTTCGAACCAATCTTTAGAACTCTATAACGAGTTATTAAAGGAACAAGTGGCACCAGAAGTAGCACGAGGAGTTCTCCCTCAGAATATGTATACTGAGTTTATTGAAACCGCATCTTTGTATGGTTATATGAGACTCTGTAGACTTCGCTTAGATCCTCAAGCGCAAAAAGAGATTCGTGAATACGCCACACTTATATCAAAACTTTTAGAACAAAAGTTCCCTGCTTCTATGAAAGCGTTCTTTGAAAATCAATAGTATCTTTTTCTTTATCATAGAGACCTAGATACTTGCACTTAGAATCATATACTTCACAAGTATCTGTATTATAGAAGAACTCTTTTAAAGGCACTAGTTTTATTTTTACAATCTCATACTCATTTTTTAATGAATCATTAACAACAAATGTTTTTGATTCATTAGTTTTAGTAATAATAATATTTTCTTTAGGAGAACTTCTTTTATTATAAGAAATTAAGTATCTATTTGCGGATGTTTTAGTAAAGACTGGATACTTCTTAATAAGTTCTTTAATTAGAGAAGCTTTACTCTTATCTTTTAAAGAATCTATATATGTAAAGACAATCTTTTCTTCAGGGAAGTTCTTTTTACCCATCTCTCCTTCCTCTACACTATATCCTTTTACTAACATATTTTTAAACCATTCACCTCCTTCAATATGACTCCATGTAGGAATAGGATCATGTATGGTGCCATGAAGAACAGATGGATGATCTACACTAATACGTTTACTTGTAAGTGTATTAGAATCTAACTTACTCTTTTTTTTCTGACAATCTTCGCATAATAAACTATCTTTTTTAGAAGTTCTATCACACTGTATCGCAATATGATAATATCTCTTTGTTTTTAAAGGTTCTTCATGAAAGAACGCTATTTTACCTCTATCAATCGTATCTGATACGGTTCGCCCGATACATCTTGGCATTTTTGAATAAAACTTTAGTCAAAATATACTTCAATTTTTATCACTATCCCATTCAACGGTTAGTGGTTCGTAAGTGCTGAAGTCTCTGGAATTTTTAGTAGACTTCTCTGAACTTATTAGAATCTCAAGTGCTCTTCTTCTTCTCTCTAAAGGTGAACCAGATTGACTCTTAGTAAGATTCTTCCACTTCCATTCAAACTGTAACGCATCACGCTCTTCAGGAAATACTCCAACTAAACATACTCTTCTCCAAACAAAACCTCTGGTTGCTTTTGCTCCACCGCTTAACAGACCATTATGCTGTTTTAATCTCCTATCAGGATCTAACGTTGCTCCAACGTATGTTTTCTTATTAGATTCTAATAAGTAACAGAACCAAGACATTCTATTATAAATAAAATTGATAATTTAAATGACATATTTATTTAAAAAATGTTATTTATACCACCTACTCGATCACCATTAAAAGTAACGAGAATTAATATTAAAGTTGTAACAAGTGTTCCTAAGTTACAAACTATACCAAAGGTTAAAAAGGATTAAATGAGTAGTATTAGATGGAGTATAAGAGACCTGGAGGAGATATAACAACTCTCTTAGATTTAACAGATCGTGATACACAAGAGAATGATCTCTTCCCTCTTAATACAAGTATAACTTGGTTTACGAGAAATCAGAATAGAAGAAATGTTCCCTTTGTGCCTAATATTCAAGATTTTTCATTTCGTGGGCCCGCTTCTTACGGACAACGATTCACATTTGATATTGGTTCTCTACCGTGTGGTGATCTAATCTATGGAACCGCAATACAAGTAAACTTAAATCACTGGTTAGATTTAACTACACTAACTAATATTGTTGCTGGTAACTATACTTATACCGATATTAGTGAGAGTTGGTTTTTTGCGAACTCGTTAGGCTCTATACTAATTGAGAAAGCAGAGTTAGAAATTGATGGAGTTACGATTGAAGAGATTGATGGAGATTTTATCAACGTCTATTCATCACTTTTTAATGATTTAAATAAACAGTTTGGTGCTGCAACTGATTCATTAGGTTCTTCATCTATCCCTAACTTACTTAAATGGGATCCAAGAAGAAACTTTCCTGTAGAAGATGGCAACATATTCTGTTTGCTCCCATTCTTTTTTATGCGCACAGTGCTAAAAGAATCTTTACCGATGATTTCTATTAAAGAAGGTTCTGCTAGAATTCATGTTACCTTCAGACCTTTCAAAGATGTTGTTAGACAGTATCGGGGATATCGTGATTCGTGTGATTCAGTTCCTCTTGGTAGCATAACTCAATTTAATCAAACATCTGTGAATGTAACAAGAGTTATTCCAGATTTTCAACAAGTAAAACTGATAACCTATGGAGCTTATCTTGATGGAATAGATCGAACAAAAATGTTAAGAGATCCGTTTGAACACATTTTCCGCGAAGTTCAGACTTTCACTTTTGACGAACCTTTAAAATACTTAGTATCTAAGAATTCTACTGATTCTGTAAATATTCAACTACCGTTAGAAGCAAATCATCCTTTAGAAGAGATTATATGGTTTGTTAGATTAAAAGACTGTTCACTAAATAATGAGTGGACAAACTATAGCGCAATTCTAGAAAAAGATTATAATGAAACTTTCAATCCTCTAAAACCGTTACTAGTTTCTGCGAAGCTACAAGCGAACGGTATAACTCTCTGTGACGCAGATGAAAATTACTATCGACAACTCATATCGTCATATCACAAAGGGGGTATCATTAGTTATAATAAGTATATATACGGATATCCTTTTTCTAGAACACCTGGCGAGCATCAACCATCAGGTTCACTAAATGCTTCCAGATTAAGTAGTTTAAGACTAATCTTAGAAGTAGAAGCACCAAAAGGATGTCAGTGGGAAGTAAAAGTATTCTGTATTGGAATCAACTGGCTCCGATTTGAAAATGGTGTATGTAATAAATTGTTTAAAGATTAAATTTTTATACTATAGAATGAGTTTTGAATCACTCAGCGTTCTAAGGCAAAGATACTGTTGTCCTATGATATTTGGTGTTGCAGTGCCTTACAATAAGGTAACAGATTCAAATTATCAAAGAATTGTCCCTTATGTATTTGATTCTGTTACTTGTGAAAATGAGATGAAACCAAATTATATAAGAACTAATGCTGAAGCAAGGATTGATAACTATAATAGTAATAATTCATATGATTATCGTCAATCAGATACTATAGTTGAATTCGCTAAAGATCATAGTATGAAAGTAGTAGGTCATACTTTATGGTATGATCCTTCTAATGTGCCTAAATTTGTTATAGATTTAAGTAATAATGGAAGCCTTAATGCCTCAAATATGTCAAATATAGTAAGAGATCATATTACTAATGTTATAACTCATTTTAATAGTTCAGCACCAAATACTGTCTATTCGTGGCAAGTTACAAATAAAGCGCTTGATGCTTCTGGTAATGTAAAACCTAATCAAATAGTTCATAGAATACTTGGAGATTCATCATTTAGTAACTTATATCGCTATGCTCAAAATGTTATTACTCCACCAGCAGCAGCAAGAGCACCAGCACCAGGACCAGCACCACCACCAGCACCAGCACGGATTAATGGAAACACCAAACTATTTTATAACGATAATCAAGATTTGGCACCAAGTGGAATATTTACTAGATTAAATACGTTGAAAAGTATTGGTATTTTAGATGGAGTTGGTATACAGTGTCATGGAACTGCGTCTAGTAATTTAGATCTTATGACACTAAAATATGTTCAAGCAGGTTTTGAAGTTCATTTCACAGAAGTAGATAATGTTTCTTTGGCCGCTAATGATACATTATTAACAACATGGTATAGAGAAGTTATAAGTATTGCTTTAAAGTATGGTGTTAGAAATTTTACAGTATGGGGGTTAATAGGAAGCCCACTCTTATTTAATCCTACATCATATCAACCAAAAAATTGTTATAACGCACTAATTCAAGAAATAAAAAATTTTGGTCGTCAAGAATATGATATATTCATTATTATTGGACAATCTAATTCTGTTGGTAGAGGTGCAACAGAATATACATTTGAGAATGCTGTAGGAGGCATATATGATATGAAAAATAGTAGTAATATTGTAAATTTTAGTGATGATTTTGATAATAAATTTGATGAAAGGATAAGAACATTTACAATTGATAATTGTATAGTTCCCGCGTTTGAACAACTTGATAATGGGGGTGGTGTTGGAGTAAGAGGTATATATGGATTTGGTCTAAGTTTTGCTCGTCAATATATAAAAGAAAATAAACTTGCTACTGGTAGAAAAATTTTACTAATTAATCGTGGCTTTGGGGGGACAGGGTTTTTTTCTGGTTCCACTAGATGGAATCATTATTTAGATAATAACCTATATGATAAAGCTATTAATAGTATTAAAATGGCTAAGTCAGCAATTGGTTCTGGCTCTGTAGTTAAAGCCATACTATGGCATCAAGGAGAAAATGATGTTAGTTTTATATTTGATCAAACTGTAAGAACACCATTAACTAGTAATTTTGATGCAATAAGAACAGGATTAGGATTACATCCTAAAAGATCTACTTATACAGAAGATGAGGTAAAAGATTTATATTCTAGTTCACTTACAACTATGTTAAATTTATTAAGAGATAAGATCGCAGCTCCAACTACTCCTATACTATTAGGAGGTTTATGCCCAAGTATGTATATTGATCATAATATAAGTGCTTATGAAAAATCAAGCACAAAAAAAAAATATCCTTATGATAAATTTCCTTATACAAATTATCCTTTAATGAATCAACTAATTTTAAGTATCGCTCGAAATAATGGTTATAAATTTGTATCTGCGGAGCCAATTTCTTCAGTCTCTCCTTATTTCAATCATTATTTAAAATCTAATAATAACGGTGATATTGTTCATTTTAATAAATCAAGTTTGATAGAATTTGGTAAACGTTATTTCTACATTTATAATGATAGTATTACATTGAACAGTGCTACATTCAATAATGACGAATATGACGTATTTGTTATTCTAGGACAATCTAATTCTGTTGGTAGAGGTGTAACAGATTATGAGTTTGATAATGCTACAGGAGGCATATATAATATGAGGGAACACGATTTTTATAATAATGATTTTAATAAAATTGAAGATAATAAAATAAAATGTTTTAATGAGAGAAAATTCTCATATCCGCAAATAATTAATGGAACCGAACCTATTGAAGCGTTGGGTGGAACAAATAATCCAAATGAATATGGATTTGGTATGAGTTTCGCTCGTCAATATATAAAAGAAAATCCTACTAAAAAAGTTCTATTAATCAATTGTGGTTGGGGGGGAACTAGTATAGATAACTGGGCTATCAATTCAGGGACTAAAATACAAGATATAGATGATAATTTAGCTTTATATTTTTCAAATCATACATATGAAGGCAAAAATTTATATCAAGCATCTTTAGCTCGTATTAGATCCGCACTATCTCAAATTAGTTCAAAATCAACTGTAAAGGCAATCTTGTGGCATCAAGGTGAATCTAATATTGGTAGTGTATTTGGCGGTGCTTCAACTATTCTCAATGATCCTGATGTTCAAAATAATTCAAGAATATATGAAAATAAGTTAACAACAGTCTTAAATTCATTAAGAAGTGCTATAGCATCTTCAACTACACCAATACTATTAGGAGGATTATCTCCAAGTCATTATGTTAATCATAGAACAAGTGCTTCACGATATTCGGGTGGTGCAGATATAAATCCAGGGAACAAGTATCGTAAAATGAGTGAACTAATTTCAACTATAGCATCTAATAATGGTTATAAGTTTGTATCTGCTGGACCAATTACCGACAAATCACCACACTTTAATCACTATTTAAAAGGAAACGATGGAGATATAACTCATTTTAGTAAATCAAGTCAAATAGAACTTGGTAGAAGATATTTTTACGTTTATAACGATAATCGTATATCATTTTAAATCTTCTTATAAACATATACTTTTGATTCATCTGACCAACTCATCGGTAAGGTAATATAGTTGAGTTGTTCAAATTTAGTAGAATTTAGTGCCTTAGAACATACAACTATAGATCCAGTATTTAACTCTCTTTCTAACTTTTCAGTTAACTGTTGTTTTGTATTATCAGTAAAACAGAGATTAGAAATAAATACCCAACATGCGTTACTATAGTTAATAGAGTCATCTAAAAATGATAAGCATACAAATTCAACTCTCTGTTTTATAGATGTATCACGAAGACGTTGTAGAGCAGTATTTGCTTGCTGAACACGTTCAGAAATAAGTTCGATTCCCACTCCTTTTAATGATGAGTTAAGAGCAGTTAATCCTAAAACAATCTTTCCAACACCACAGCCAAGATCATAAAAGTTTCTATAAGAACTTATAATATTTGATAGAGGAGCATATCTACTATATATTTCATAAAGAATAGGTATACTTTCCGCTTTTAATTCACCATAAGTAACATTACTATCCTCATTCGAATTTGATAAACCAAAACCGGAAAGTCCTTCATAGAGTTTATTAATCTTAAGAGTTTTCTTTCGAGATATACGAACTTTACGAGTTGACTTTGTTTGATTTAACATACTACTATGTTTTCTAAAAAAAATATCCTAAAAAATACTTATAGGAAGATTTATTGAATATACTTAGATGGCTGCTTCACTACTTCGTGTTTTAAATTCCGGAGTTCAAGATAGTAGACTACTATGCACAAAAGGAGAACCAGATATTAGTCTATTCACAAAAGTCTTTGTTAAAGCTGGAAGATTTACCACTCAGTGGATACGACTTGATTTTGATACTGCGCCATCTTTTGGTAACTCTGCAACAATTACTTTGCCAAGAAAAGGACATCTCATTAGTCGTTTACATCTCGTAACCACAATGCCCGATATTTATACTACTCAAAAATTAGCAAGAGATGTAAATAATTTCGTTGGACCATCATTTGGTTGGACAAACAGTTTAGGTCACGCTCTTTTACAAGAAGCACTTTTAGAGATTGGTGGTGCTCGCGTAGAGACACTTAATGGGAGACTTTTAGAAGTTTTAGATGAGTTCTATACTCCTCTTGAAAAGCAGATTTCTATGAATAAGTTACTCTGTAGAAAAGATAGTGGATTTACTTATCAATCGTTTGGATACAACGAATCTAATACTCGTGTGGTAACCCCACTCCCTTTCTGGTTTAGTTGTGGTGATAGTGCTCTTGCTCTACCAGTTGATGCGATTCAAGCAGATCCTATTAAGTTAACCGTTAAATTTAATACGATAAATAGTTTGTATGTTTCAGATTCATTTATTGATTATTCTACAAATACCAGAAATCCTGTTGCTGGTGAAGCCTACTTTCCTCTAACTAACGCCGTCTTCTATCAGTCTAACGCTTCAGGCTCAAACGTAGCAGGTTTACCAACTAATCCTGTGACTCAGATA